GATAGTGATTATTTAATTAAACTTTTCACTAAGGAGGAATATTATCCTGAATATAAACATCATCGAGGTATTTGGGCCAGGGAAGATGCTGCTAAAGCGGTGATGGGACCTTTTTTCCATAAAGTGGAAAAGGTTTTGTTTAAACTGCCTTATTTTATTAAGAAAATCCCTAAACATGAAAGACCTGAATATATAGATAATTTTATGAATGAGATAAGATTATCTTACCATACTTCCGATTATACATCATTTGAAAGTCATTTTACTACTGATATGATGAATGATTGTGAATTTGAACTATATAGACATATTTCTAAAAATAATGTATGGGCTCAACGTTACTGCCGACTCATTTTTAAAATTATAGCTTCAACCAATACTGTTGTTAATAAATATTTTACTATTATGGTTGATGCAAAAAGACAATCTGGAGAGATGAATACTTCATTGGGAAATGGTTTTTCTAATTTGATGTTCTTGCTATTCGCGTGTCACTACTATAACATTGACTATTCTGGTCCCATTATAGAAGGTGATGATGCTGCTATGGGCAAAAATAAAGAAATTCCACAAGATTACTACACAAGTATGGGACTCAATGTAAAATTGCTGAGTGTCGATGATATTTCCGAAGCCAGTTTTTGTGGTTTAGTATATGATCCGCAAGAATTGGTTAATATCCGTGATCCTAGAGAAACGCTCGCAACTTTACCTTGGGTAACTAAAAAATATGCTTTTTGTTCTAAGAACAAGTATTTTTCTTTATTACGTAGTAAAGCTTTATCTCTGATATATGAATATCCTGGTTGTCCTATTGTATATAATTACGGCAAGAAAATTTTTGATTTATTGCATGAGCATGAGGTGCTCTTAGTAGCCGAAGATTCTTATAAAACTAATCTTTTGAAAAAAGCATTCAACAGTTATGTTGAAAACAAATTACCTTATAAGAGCACGGGTCCGCGTACCCGCTTATTGATGGAAAAAGTTTTTGACATACCTATTTCAGTACAAATTTCAATTGAGAAGGAAATTGAGAATATGACTATTGATAATTTTAATATCCCAACTGCCTTATCTATAATGCCTGCCTGTTGGATTAATAATTATAATAATTATGTTATTAAAAATCAATACTCTAATCAGCATACTTTGAACTATCCTATGTTTCTTATACCCGAAAAACTTAGAGTTGATAAAATTATTAAAATGAATAAGGGAAAAATGCTTTCGAACTCGGAATTAACTGAGCAAGAATTTTATTCCTGTCGGATCAATAAGGATCCAAAACTTTATAAACTTTATTTGTGGCGTAGGAAAAAGATGAAAAAATTGCTTAAGAAAAATCTCCAGCTTATAGAGCAGCGGGCCGTTGAAAATTTTATTTTCGACGGGGACACCCATGCTTAGTCAAAAACAATATTTCGTGGACAATATGGTCAATTTTCAAGATTTGACCTTAAAACAAAAAAGACAAAAATATACAAAATACGTAGCAAGGTATAAAAGAATTAATGGAGTTGGAAATTCTAATAAAATGACCAACATTTATCCCAAGCAACAACCTAAAATCAATCGAGTTAATCGAAATAAAGCCTTAAGGTCATTACAACCTAAAGAAACTAATGTTAAATTATCCGAATGCCTTATGTTGTATGCTCGCGCATCCATTGATCCTTTTGGAAATTTCCAACAAATGCCTTGTATACCTGATACTATTACTGCACCTAGTTTTAAGTTTCGTACCTTTGTCGATACCAACATTTTTGTTGGTACCGAAACCGTTGGGTATGCTGCTTTTAACCCTTGGACAATGGCTTGTAACGATAACGGTTCGGCTGGTGAAGTATTTGATTATCCGATTATTGGCACTACTGCTACATACAATCAATCATCATATACTGCATCTGCTGCCGCTCTTGCTGCTGGACAAATTTTTGCAAGTAATTCAAACTCATTTTATTCAGATTCTACAATAACGCCAGGCTCATTGAGGCTTGTGGCGGCTGGATTAGAACTGGAATATAGTGGCCAATTGATGGATCAAGCTGGAGTAATTTCAGTTATCCAATGGGATGGTTTAAATGCTGTACCTAATCCTAGTACTACAGATCAAATTCGATTGAATCAACGGACAATGTCTTGCCCAACTCAACGTGAGGCACGTTGTTATGTTCGTTATGAACCTGTTGATTCTGAGAATTTTTCTTATGCACCTTTATCTCAATATAGACCATCACAAAATCCAACTTTGGACCCTAAATACTACCCTTTGTTGGTATATATATCGGGAGCAACACCAGGCACTTCTTTTAGAATTCGTGCTGTTTCGTTCTTTGAACTACAATTGAGCAATGCTCCGATATCCCCTTCTGAATCAGATCCTATAGGTTTTCCAGCCCTACAGGCAGCTCGGTCATCTGTTTTACCATCCAGTGATCCAGGAGAAGATCTTACTACTATACTTAAGAAAACTATTCGTAATATAGCAACTACAGTTTCGGGCTTTGCCCCAGCTATTGGTACATCCATAGGTGCAGCCCTTGGTCAACCCGCCATAGGACACACTGTTGGAAATTTTAGTAAGACATTAATAGAGTCATTACTCTAAGTCGGGAGCTCTACCGCGAC